GTTAAAGAAAGGTTCTTCAAAACCATTTTCAAATTTCCACTTATGAGTGTGAGAAGAAAAAAACTCATGTTGTGGTCTAAACCAATTATTAGAATGTGTACTAATAAGAGTGTTTATTAATTTGGTAAATTTTTTATAACTCTTTAAATCTTTTTCTACTTTCTTTCCGTATTCATGTAATAAGAATGAAGAAGCGGAATAAAATCTTTCTACCGGGTCTCTAAATACTCCAAAGTGAGGAATATCTTGAATATCAAGATGCTTTTCATATAAATCACAATGAAAATGATCTATTTGAGTACCCTCTATTTCTCCATAAATATTATCTTGCTCACAGACAATTCCATTTAATAACAAATTTTCATTAATAAATCTTCCGGCGGTGCGAGGAACATGGACGAATAAAACTCTTTGCTTTGTTCTCGGATGTAACAAAGTTGGCATTTTAATCTATTAGGTGTTTTAGCTTTTCTCTATTCTCTAAATGCTGTTGTTCTATAGTTCTTTTATTTTGTCCGGTATAAGCTACCCCATAATGTTCTTCAATCATAATCTGATTAACTGACTTGGAGCCATCTTTTTTATACAATTCACCCAAAATACGACCAAATTTTCCTTTGGCATCTTTATGAGTTTTTATAATTAAATCTTTACCGGCTTCTTTAATAAAAGTTTTTAAATACTCTTTAGCTAATAAACCAAATTTTTTTTCGACCTTATCTCTTGTACGTGATTCAGGAGTGTCAATGCCGTATAAACGCACGCGGCTGCTATAAAAAATAGAAAAACCGACATCAATGAGAACATCCACAGTATCACCATCAACAATTTTGATAGGGCTACATTTATATTCGTACATTTATTTTTTACCCTTGAGAGGACGCCCACGTTTTTTAGGGGATTTTCCACCTTCCCACGCTTCATTAATGTCCGGGGTAGACTTATCATCCCCTTTATATTGACCTTTTTGGTCTCTAGCACGTTTGACAATAGTTGATACACTTTCAACTTTCTTAGGTTTACTTGATTTAGAAGATTTTTTATCATTAGCTGCCGCCCATTTTAAGAAATTTACAATTTTTTTCCACATATTACGATTTCTCCGTTATTTAAAAAAACTAGGATAGCACATAAAAAAAGGGAGTCCAAAGACTCCCTTTTGGTTATGATTGAGTAAGAAACGTCATAACCATGCGTTCCTAATAAACTTAAAGCTTACGCACCTGAGCTACCATACACGCAACGATAGTTGCTGTAGCCAAAGCTGTAACGTTCTCTTGCCTTATAACGCATGTTGCCGGTGTCAAAATCACCTTCTAATGCAGTTGTAAGAGGCGCACGTTCAAAATGCTTAAATCCATCTGGGCAGTCAGTTTTAACATACCACGCATCCGTGTCCGTTAAAAAGTGATTGACTACGTATCCATTTGGAAGCATTCCCATGTTACGCATAGCATTGATGTCATTGTCTGATGTAGACGGACGTAGAGGAGTTTCTAACAATCTGTCAGCGATAAATTGCGAATTAGGCGGAACTATAAGTTTCATGCCTTGTAACGCAATAATCATACCTCTGTCATCCGTAAACGCAGCAATGTCAATCATTGCCTGTTCAAGTGAAGTTTCATTTAAGTCTGTATAAGTGCTTGGGCGATTGCTTAATGTTCCAGCATTACCACCTAAAGGGTGGGAACTGTTAATTAAACTTACGCCATCGCCACCAGTATAAGATGACGAAAAAGCGTTGTTAAGAGTAGCTGCTCCTTTAACTTGTTTGGTATGTGCCATCGAACGCGCAAGCGCTTTCGTATAACGTGAACCAAGCCTGTCATAGAGATTATCCTCAACTGCTTCTTCTGTTAGTGCAAATGCTAATGCAATTGTTTGGTGCGTATACCTTGCAGTATAGCCCTCACTTGCATCATCATAATTAACACTGTCACCTTCGTTCTTAACTGGAGCATTCCCAAATCCGATAATGAGAACCTCTTCTTCAAACGCACGATCCGAAGATTCCGTGTCGTAGATTTCTTTAGTTTCATTTTCGTAACGGTCATATTCCATTCCAAATAAGGCGTTAAGACCCGGCTCAAGCTCTTTCGCTAATTGCGCTCTAGAAATTGCTGCCATTTCCTATACTCCTTATGCTAACCCTGTGGTTCCTGCTGAAAACAAGGAATTGTTAATAGTAACGAGAACGTTAGTATTAGCGCTTCCAACATCAGAGTTTTCAGGGTCTTGTGAAATTTCAATAGCCTTTATGGGAAGTGTGGCGGTGGTTGCACCAGTGGTCACGTCTAACTCTAAAGCGCTTCTACCGGAGTAGGCGTCTCCTACGGGGGAACTGTCCACAATATCAAAATTACCAAACAAATCCGCTCTTGGGAACGCGGCGTCTGCTTGAATTTCGCATATTATATTAGGGTCAGTTATCACAAAAGCAGCAATATCACTAGCAGCAGTGCTGGCAGGATATTTGTTGCTCCATGTAGGTTTAGATGTATTAGGATCGGTATAAAAACACCCGTTAAAAACACCCAACACGTAGCCTGAGCCACCCGCTGCGATTCTTTCAACATTACCCGCTGTTACCGCAGCCACTATATCACCTTGATAGATAGCAGTGCCGTAACTAGAAGCAATCGTGAATTTATTTTGTCCACCGGCATAATAATCACCCGACAGTTTACGTACGGGTCTTAACCCGAATGCTCTGTCTTTATTTGCCATATTACATTCCTATTAATGGTGTTAGCCCTTTTTGGAGCCTCCACCAAAGGTTACTTTACTCTGCCGTTCCGGTTTAAGGATCGGCATACTTGGATGCGATTCCCTCATGAGATCATTGTCAACTGCCTTCATTTGGCTGTCGGCGCGTTCTGTGAAATAAGCATTCCTTTCATCGCGGGTCTCAACGGGAATCTTGGCAAGTAACAAACCTCCAACGGCTACCACTCCTGCATGTTTTCCATCATCCATGGTAGGAAGTTCAAAATCACCTATCTCATCCGATTTAACTAATTCATAGCCTTCACGGGTACGAGACATTACGTTCTTTCGATCTTCTTGTCCCACATATTCCGCCCTAATCCATCTATAATGATAGCCTTCTGGCGGTTCTGGAGTTTCCAACATTTGGGGCGGTGCCCAAGGTTTACGCGCGGTCTCTTCCTCCCGCGTTTCGTCTTCTCTTGACTCAGTTTCTTTGCGTGTTTCTTCTGACATGTGTCACCTCTGCACGAATTTCGCGTATTCTTCTAACGGTACGTTTAGTCTTCTTGCCATATCGACTTCCGACTTTGTTAGACGAACACGTCTATTTTTATGCCCACCTCCAGACGCTCTTGAAACCGGGGCGACAGTCTGGGCTATCGAACTGTCTGTGGTCTCCGTATTTCCTTCACTTGCTTGTGAAAACTTATGAGGGAATTCCGTCCGAATTCTTTTATCTATCTCATCATAATACTCGTTGGTGCTCGGGTCAAACCCTTCTTGCTCAACTAAATTACGATGAATAGAAAAAGCGGTTAAAGTCATAGGCTCGTCTTCACCGAACCATTCGTTTTTTTCTGCCCAATCTTCAGCTCTGGGATCAGGTTGTGGCGTTTGCCTACCTATATTTTGAGATTGTGGCATTCTGTTATTGTTATGTTGTGCGTGTTGTTGTTGTTCCTGTGCTTGTTTGCTCATACGCAATCTTTCTTCTTCCACTGCGATCTTTGCCATTACTTTTTGAGTTTCAGCTAGACGCTCTGGATCACCTGCCGAAAAAGCATCTTCATAAGCTTTTTTAGCTTGCTGCGATTGCGATTCCAAACGAGTTTCATATTCCGCTAAAAAGCCTTGATCTACGGTTTGACTGCGTTGACGTAACTGTTGATTCTGAGTATAAACATTTTGAGCAAAATCAGTAGCCGCCTGTTCTTTACGTTCAGATTCACGTAACCGTTTGGTTAGCTTATCAATACGTTTTTGAACTTTGGTACTGTATTGTTCTAAATCTTTTTCGGTAGAAGCCTCAGACTCTTCAGGAGCCGGTTGGCTTTCATCGACAGATTCAACTTTAATTTTTGGTTCAGAATCAGGTTGCTCTATAGGTTCAAATTCTACCTCTTGAGAGCCTTCTT